AAGTTAAAGCGAGTTTTTATATTTCCAAACATTTTGTCAAAATATTTTCATTTTTTTTGAAAGTTTCTTGAATCGAAAAACTAGCGAAATGCTGAAACCCCGATAAAATCTATATTCTTTGTTTTTGGGATACGAAAAAAAAATTAAGGTTGAAAGATTTTTTTACAGATGTTAACCCTTATTGTAAAAAGTACAATAAGTAATTTTGTGCAAAGATCTTGCAAAGTAAACTAAACATATACGACGTTTTTTATACGTTACCAGGTTAACAGCCAATGAAAAAAATAAACTATATTTGAGCGAATAGTTACTTATTGTAAAAAGTACAATAACATAAGATCAGTTATTGTAAAAAGTACAATAAGGTTAGTTTAGAATGTAAGCAAAGTAACTATTTGCAAAGATATAGTTTGCTCGTGTGTGTGCGTGTGCGAGCGCGTGCGCGTGTACGTCTGCGCGCGTGTATCTGTGCGTGTGCGAGCGCCCGACGTGTGCGTGTGTGCGTGTGTATATGTGCGTGTGCGCGTGTGCATATGTGCCCACAAAAACGCCAAAAAATCCGACGTGTACGACGTAAACGATACCCCACCCATTGAAAAAAAAGTCGCTTTCCGATCGCGGCCCGCTCCGCAAAACCGCTATAGTACCCAAACACTCTATTTGTTTAATCAAAAAGTTTCATTACCTTTGCTTCAACGTTAACGATTTAAAACATATAGCTATGAGAGTAAATGGAATTAAGAACAGTATTTACGGCAGTTATGCCGGAGGGGATGGCTTGACCATGAAGAATGGCAGGTTGATTAACAATAGACCATGTGGAGAGACTGGTATCGCTGAGATGGCTAGGGCTAGGAAGATGGCGAAGTATGAGGAGAAGGTGAGTATGATAGCTGAGGGATATGCACGTGGGGAGATGATGAGTGAGGCATCGGAGATGATGATGATGCCAATAAAGGTTAGGCGTTAGTTAGTATTTCATAATTAGGGCATCCTTCGGGGTGCCTTTTTTTTGATACATATTTAATACAGGTTTTCAAGAATAATACATAAAACGTAGTGGATGTCGTGTACTATTTCTATATATTTCTTATTATTATTTATTATTATGTCGATTATTGACATAAAAAATGTCAATATAATGTCAATTATATTGATATAAATAATTGATTATTAAGAGAAATGTCGAAAATGTCGAAAATAAAACCAAAATGAAATTTAAAAATAAATTCGCGTTAAATAATAAAATATATATAGAATATAGAAATTCAAAATATGAAAATCGGTTTTGGATATTTAAAAAGTAGTTTTATCTTTGTGGCATAGAAATCATTTTATCAAATCAAATCGAATTTATTATGTTTGACAGTTCAGGTTATTCACCCAAGGATTTGGTCTTTGGAGAGAAGGGTCGCAACAAGTTGATTGATGGCATCACTAAGATTGCTGATGCAGTAAAGAGTACCCTTGGCCCAGGGGGCAATACGGTGTTGATAGAGTCACCTCATCACACTCATGGTATCACGGTTACAAAGGATGGGGTTACAGTTGCAAAGGCTGTTGACCTATTTGATCCGGTAGAGAACCTTGCGGTTAGGATGATGAAGGAGGCGGCTGAGCGTACCGCTACTAGTGCAGGTGATGGGACTACTACCTCGATTATCTTAACAGAGGCTATGGTCCTTGAGGGGACTAAGAGGCTAACGCCTGACGTGAATCGCACTGCGGTGCTGAGGTATTTGCATAATATGTGCAATGAGGTGGTCAGTCAGTTATCGGCAAAGGCTAAGAAGGTGACAAGTAAAATGATAGCTGACGTGGCGACTATATCAGCTAATAATGACAAGGAGATAGGGCGAATAATCGCTGAGGTGTATAAGGACATCGGGAGAGATGGCATTGTCACTGTGGAGAAGAGCCAGACCCATGAGACGTATGCTGAGACCACCAAAGGTCTAAAGATTGACAGGGGCTATCTGTCAAATATGTTCATCAACGACCAGAAAAAGGACGAGTGCGTATTTGAGGATGTGATGGTCTTGGTTGCTGACATTGAGATAAGTAATATCTTGCAGATTGAGAACATACTAAAGCCAATTATCACTGAGGGCAAAAAGCTACTCATCATATCGCCATGCAGCGTGAATGTGGTTAATACTCTTGCGGCAAATGTTGTAAAGGGTAACGTCAAGGTCTGCGCCATTGCTCCGCCTAACTTTGGGTATAAGCAGCACGAGCTGATGCAGGACATCGCAATAAGTGTTGGGGCCAACTACTTCAGTGAGAAAACAGGTGACGACTTGTCGCTCATCAACTATAGCGACTTAGGCCATGCGGCAAAAGTCATTATCTCATCTGACAAGACCATTCTTCTAAAGTCAAATGCGAGAGCAAAAGCTGAGCAGGTTGACGAGAGGGTCAAGCAACTATGGGCTGGTCATGGTCTTGCAAAGCGCAAAGCTGACAAAGACTTCATACTTGAGCGCATCGCTTCACTTACTGGTGGTATCGGTGTGATATATGTCGGAGGTAATACTGACCTGGAGCAAAAGGAGCTGTATGATCGAGTTGACGATGCAGTATGCGCAGTGAGGTCTGCCTTAGAGGAGGGTATCCTTCCAGGAGCCGGCAAAGCACTCTACGAGATTGACCATAGTAAACTATTAGGTGACTATGACAATCATGAGCTAAACGTGGCATGGCATATCATGGACGCAGCACTTGAGGCTCCAATCAAACAGATACTTAAAAATGTTGGGCTTGACTTTGAGACGGTGTATGAGTTCTTTACTCCTGAGGGATATGACAAGGTGCCTGACGGTTATGGGTACAATGTCAAGACCGGTGAGTTCGGAGACCTCATCAAGATGGGTATCGTTGACCCATTGAAGGTCACAAGGAGCGCGCTGCAAAACGCAGTAAGTGTGGCATCAACAATTCTTAGCACTAACGCCATCATCACAATGGGTAGGAGCTTTGAGATTAGTAATTCTAAACAATAAGACCAATGCTTAATACACTAGCTAAAAATATCTACGAGGGGAATAAGGCCAGAGGATTTTGGGACAATGAGCGCAATATTGGTGAGACGCTCATGCTTGTCGTTACAGAGCTGTCTGAGGCACTTGAGGCGCATCGGTCAGGGAAACTATGCGCTTATAGTGACAAAGTTGCTTACGCGGAGTCTGATGACGCTGTACAGGCATTCAAGCATCACATCAAGGACAGCTTTGAGGATGAGATAGCTGACGCTGTCATCCGGCTGCTTGATATGTGTGGTGGTCTTCGCATTGACATAGACTTCCATGTGACATCAAAACTTATGTTCAATGCATCAAGGCCATACAAGCACGGTAAGAGTTATTAGTTCATTTTTTAAAACCAATTTCACAACATGAAGCATTCTTTGCATTCCTCGTTTTATCCGCACATTGACGCACATAAATTTACTGCTGTAGTAAGAAAGCTAAGACAGTTTTTTGACAATAAAGGCCTACTTGAGGTGCATACGCAAAATAGGCTGAGCATATTGGCGGCCTGCGAGGACCCATTTAATATTCGAACCTTTGCATACAATGGCAACGTGTATCCACTACCGCAGACTGGGCAGATGTGGTTAGAGCATGAGCTGCTGACACAGCCACAGGAGAAAGGGTTCTACTGCGTATCGACTAGCTATCGCAATGAGAAGAACCCAATTGAGGGGAGACACTGTTTGATATTCCCAATGTTTGAGTTTGAGTTCCATGGTACAATGAGCGACCTTGTTAAAATGGAGCATGAGCTGCTACAGTTCTTAGGCTTCGAGGGAGTAAAGGAGATGAACTACGAGGACGTGTGTAATGAGTATGGTGTTGGTATCATTGACAACGAGACAGAGGGTGCTTTGTATAAAGACCATTCTGATGCGGTGTTGTTGATGAACTTCCCAGAGCGTACCAATCCATTCTGGAATATGGCTAGAAGCGAGGAGACAGGTCTTGCTAAAAAGATTGACGTGATCCTCTGTGGTCAGGAGACCATTGGCTCTGCCGAGAGAGGTTGTGACATCGAGAAGATGAGAACAAAGTTCTACTCGATTGAGGGAGGCAAGTATGCCGAGAAGCTGTTCGACCTGTTCAGCCATAGCAGAGTGATGAGCGAACTTGAGGAGTTCTTTACTAATAACTTCATCCCTAGAGTAGGTGGTGGTATTGGTATCACTAGACTTATCAGAGCTATGGAGATAAATAAATTGATTTGATTTTGTTTTCTAAGCGTTAGGGGTTGAGGCGACTCGGCCCCTTTTTATCTAATTAAATTTAATTCAATATGAAGTATGCAATATTTTTTCTCTTGTTTATTACGGCACTCTCCCTTTCCGGTCCAATGCAGGAAAAGAAAGAGATACATGATAGGCAGGAGCCGGTACAAGAGATTATTGAGGAAGTGGTATTAGATTACTCCATCAACAAAAAACCAAAGGCTGAGTGGACTGAGGTGGACTGGATGGCGAAGATGCTAATGTCAGAGACACCTGACTCAACTGACGTAGAGGGTCTGCGATACATGGCAATATCCGCAGTCGTCAGGGCAGAGATGATGAAAACGGATGTCATCAAAGCGATAACATACCCAAGAGCTTACAGTGGTGTGAACTTAGAGAGCTATGTTTGGTGGAGAGCTGAGCCAACAAGTATACACAAAGCAATTGCGAGAGACTTAGTTGAGAATGGTCTCAGAGAAAGCGACCCGAAGATATTTGCATTCTGCAATATGAGCATCATCTCCGAGAAAAACAAGAGATGGTTTAGAACGCTAAAGTTTTATAAGAAGGTCGGACAAGTAACATTTTTTCTATTAAAATAAAATTCAATTCAATGCAACCAATAGGAAAATACATAGTCGTTTCGTCAATTGACGAGGAAATCAAAACAGATTCAGGCATCATCCTTTCAGGAGACGATGCTAGCCAGTTCAGATACAAAAAGGGCAAGGTAGTAAAACCTGGCACTGATGTGTCGGTGATAAAAGAGGGTGATGTTGTCTACTACGACAAGGGCTTTTCATTCACGATGATTATCAATAACGAACAGCATACAATCATTCGGGAGAACGATGTCGTTGTTGTTTGTTAAAGTTATTCATTTCGATAATCATATCTTTGTAAACCTTCTCGCTATACTTAGCTTTCCTTTTTAGGAAAATAGGGTTATTACATTTTTGAACAGGGATGTCTTGTCCGTTTAGCTTTCTGTATAAGTCAGCAACGAGAAGCTTCCCCTTATCGCTCATTTGGTAGATGGTAGCTCTCTGACCTACCTTCTTTCGAAAGACTTCGAACCATCCGTCCTTGAGCATTTGTTGGAACCTTTGCTTGTTCCAAGGTAAAGTCTTCTCGAAATCAGCGAATCTCTCTCTATTGAAGTAGCCTTCGGAGTACATAAAGATTAAAACATCCAGTTCTGCCTGAGATATTTTATGTTTTGCCTTGAAGTACTGACGTATTACCTTGTAATATTTCAGATAGTCTCTTGGTGGTAAAGCCATTTTATTAAATTTTATTAAATTTTATACAAATATAATCAAGAAAACTTATTATATTTGACCGAAATAAAAAAATATTCACATGGCAGACGATAAAAAAACTAAGGAAAAGCCAGTATCAGGTAGCATAGACTTGGCTAAAAAGCTGAATGATATCACATTCAACAACAAGCAGGTTAAGATGATTGCTGAGATGCAGGCTGAAAATAACAGAGTCAAAGCGATGATGGGTAGAAAGAAAAGTGGGCAGGCAGGTATGCCAAAAATAGCAGGACTAGCAACTTTAGGCAATCAGATTATTAAATAATAAACTAGTTTATCATGAAAAAGACAGCATCAACTCCAAATCTTCCATCTTCTTCTCGTATGCAAATGGCTGCTGGTGGCGACAAGATGGCTCCAATGGCAAAAAAGGCTGGCAAAGCCGGTGCTACTACAAAGATGATGAAAGGAGCTTCAAAAAAAGCAATGCCTGCGAAGAAAGGCTACTAGTATGAAGCTAGAAACTCAAAGGTTTATGGGGAAGGACCAGCTTGTGAGCAGGCTTGCAGCACAGGTTGGTTCCATAAACCAAGCAAAAGCAATTTTAATCAAGCGTGGTGACATGAATCCTGACGGCAAGACACTCACAGCGAAAGGAATGAAGCGAAATGCGATGACCGCAAGCGAAAGAGCGGTAGACAGAGCGGCAAAAGCGTCAGGAAAACCAAAATCAAACTACAAATATAACCCATTAACAAATAGAGCAACCTTAAAAAAGTAAAATTATGGCTAAGTCAAAGAAACAAGAGGTCGTAGAGGATGAGGTAATCGAGCAACCTGTGGTATCCGAAGAGGCACAAGAGGAAAAAGTAGAGGAGACCAAGCAAGAAGAGGTGCATCCTCACAAAGTAGGACTACAATCAAGAGACTATAGAAGCAAATATGGCAAATAAAGCGACAATGAAATGCAATAGCCCTCGATCATCAGACCGACCAGGTAAAAAGATGATGGTTAAGGCTTGCTCCGGTGGGCAAGAGAAGCTTTTGCACTTCGGGGCCAAGGGTTATGGTAACAACTACTCCGAGGCAGCTAGAAAAAGCTTTAAGGCAAGACATAAATGCGATACAGCAGACGATAAGCTAACGCCAAGGTATTGGGCCTGTAAAAAACTATGGGCAGGGCCTGGTGGTAGCACAACAAGTAACCCTAAAGGAAGACAAGGTAAGTACTAATGAAGGATAGTTGCTATAAAAAAGTCAAAGCACAGTACGATGTGTTCCCATCTGCAAGAGCGTCACAGGCTATAGCTAAATGCCGCAAAGAGTCGGGCAATGTCGTGAAGTCAGAGAAGGGTACAAGTCTAAAGAGATGGGAGAAAGAGAACTGGGTTGACACAAAAACAAATAAGCCTTGTGGGGCAGGAGGGAAAAACGAGTATTGCAGACCTACAAAGAGAGTATCTGCACAGACTCCAAAGACAAAGAGCGAGATTAGCCCTGCAAAACTAGAGAGTAAGAAAAGAGAGAAGTCAATTGTGGGTATGGGTAACAGAGTAAAAAAAGTATAGCTATGAATCAGAATATCAAAAGCAGAGGCGTAGGAGATACCATTGAGAAAATCACCAAAGCCACAGGCATAAAGAAAATTGTCGATACAGTGTCAAAAGCTACAGGGCAAGACTGTGGATGCGACAAAAGAAGAGACTCATTGAATAGATTATTCCCATATAATAATAACAAATAATGGCAAACGTAAGAATACAACCAAGTAGAGCATTGGCAGTTATAAAGTCAAATAATGCTAACATCCCATACCCAGCAGAGACAGCAACTGGTAGCTCAGGTGGTCCTGTTGCTAACTTCCTTGTTGATGCAACTAAAAACTTCCTGACATTACAGGTTGCTCCTGGTGATATTGTTTACAATCTAACTACAGGATTGGCTGCTACAGTTACAGCAGGTGCCACTTCAGCAGCAACTGATAGAGTTGGATTGAATGCTAATATATTTTTAGCAGCAGGTAACTCATATGTTATCTACCAATCAAGCCCATTTAATGGTGGTCAGAACACAGGCTGTGTTCTTTATGTTGGCAACACAGGTGATGTTGTTGTAACCACAGCAGGGAATGACATTGTTACATTTTTTAATGTTCAGAACGGAGCATTCCTTCCGGTGCAAGTTTTAAAGGTTTGGGCAGCAACATCAGCATCAAATATATTAGCTCTTTGGTAAAATGACAACAGTAACCTTATCAGTAACAACTACATCAAGGCCTGTTATAGGGAATGGAGGAGGAGGAGGAATGCCACCTTCAAATACCGTTGCTCCTTTATTGTCAGGAACTCCAACTGTAGGACAAGTGCTATCTTGCTCTACAGGCACTTGGGTAGGGACATTACCAATAACATATGCCTATCAGTGGAGAAGAGGTGTTTCTAATATATTAGGAGCTACCTCATCGACTTATACATTAGTGCAAGCAGATGCTTCTTTTGCAGTTACCTGCATTGTAACAGCAACAAATGGAGCAGGTTCAGCAGATTCAACAAGCAACTCATTGACAATATTTGATGCTGATGCACAGGCGTTCATTACGGCTGCAGGCATAACAGATAATACGCAAAAGACAGCTATAAATACCTTAGTGTTAGACCTTAAAGGGTATCTAATATGGACAAAATTCAAAGCTATATACCCTTTCGTTGGTGGTACGGCAAGTACTCATAAGTGGAATTTAAAAGACCCACGTGATTTAGATGCGGCTTACAGACTTGTGTTTAATGGGGGTTGGACTCATAGCAATTCAGGTGCTTTACCAAATGGTACAAATGGTTATGCTGATACTAAATTTAATATAAGTACAGGATTTACATCTGCTAATAAAGGTTCAGCAGGAGGATATTGGAGAACAGCTGCTCCAAATACAGGTTATTTCTTTGGTGTAAATGACCCTGTTGGAGGTAATAGTTCAAGGTTTTGGATAAGAAACGTAGGAGTTCCAAATAAAGACCATTACGCAGGTGGAGCAACTCTTTTAAGAGATACTACTGCTACTGATTATAGTGGATTTTCTGCTATGTGTAGAAGGTCAACAACAGATATGTTTGCAATAAAAAAAGATGGAACTTATATTACTCTTGCTACATCTGTAACAATTGGATTTAGTAATAGGTCATTACCTTTTGCTGCACAGGATTCATCAGGAGTTATTAGCACTTTCTCAAATGCAGAAATAGCTTTAGGATATATATCAGATGATATAACTCAAGCAGAAATGACAAATCTAAGAACAGCCGTTCAAACATTTCAAACAACTTTAGGTAGACAAGTATGACATACGTAGGACTTTTAACAGAATCGCAAAAAGATAGCTTGGTAGGTCAGCTTTATGACGATGACAGCTATTTTAACCCTATTCAGGATGATTTTGACCAATGGATAATTTCAGTTGAGGAAATGGAATTTTGCGTAAATCCCGAATTTCAATGGGTAAAAACACTACCTTTAATAGAATATAAACCTAAACCATCACCACCGTTCCCACCAGTAGAATAATGAAAGCATTTCAACAGATACTCAAAGATAGAGGATACTACTCAGGTGCCATAGATGGCATAATTGGTCCTCTTAGTCTTGCAGGTGCAAAACAATGGATTGATGCCGAGATGAATATCAGAGGCTGGGTTAAGCCTGTTAATGACTTTGTTTGGATTAGAACAGATCAATCCTTCGATAATAAGTTTTCAGATTATGTTGTTCGATTTTCGAACAGAATAGCTGATATGATTATGCCTTGCAGCACAACACCTGGAGACTTTTACATCTTCAATCCGCTCACAGTTGGAGGCATAACAGGAGCAGCAATAGCCTGTGAGCAGCAAGTTCTCGCATCACATAAATTTATGACATCCCCGAATTGGAAAAGTCTATGGCTTGGTGCTCCTTACTTCTTTCAATCCGGTGCTATTGAAATATACAGAGACGGTAATAAGGATAGAAAGCTAGATACTGCAATTAAAACTAAAGGACATTTTGGAATAAACTTTCATCGTGCAGGCGCAGGTTCATTTGTTGACAATTGGTCAGCAGGTTGTATGGTTGTACCAGATGCTCGTTGGTTCGAAGCTATCAAAATATTTCAACCAAATCAATTGATTAACTTTACACTTATAGAATTATGAGATGCTCGGTGGATTACTTGATGAAGACGAGAGAAAATATTTATTAAATAAATATTATGTCGAAGGTCATATTTTTACTCCATTAAGAATAACAAATGGAAATTGGATATTACCTTTGTATCAAATTCATTATAATGAAAACATTGATTGCTGGTGGGTAAAATATCTCCCTATTATTGAATATAAATTATAAGAACCATGAACGTACTATTTCTTCAAGTTGAACCACTCCCCTCGTATTTGAATTCACTCGCAAATTATGGTGTCCTTGGCATTTTCGCCATTTTAATGATTGCCTTAATTTACTTCATGGGTAAGCAATTCTTCGTATGGCATAAGAAAAACGAGAATAGAATACAAGAGCTTGAGAAAAAACTTGAAGAATATTTATCAGAAGACAGATCAAAACTTTTAGAGACAGTAGCATCGAACAACCATGTGATTGAGAACAATACGTCAATGATGAAAAAGCTTCTCAATCTTGTTGAAAGAATGGAAAAATCATACTAATATGAAAGAAAGAAAAAAATTTAAAGATACAAAGGTAGGTAAGTTCCTTTCGGAAAAGGCCCCAAAAGTTCTTCAAACCATAGGAGATATTCTCCCAAGCAATGGGACCCTAGGTATCGTAAAGAATATCATAAATCTTTCTGAAGAATTAACTGACGAAGATAAAGAGATTGTAACAAAAGAGCTGATTGAAATGGAGCAGATAATGCTAAAAGATAGAGATTCAGCAAGAAATAGAGAGATAGAAATAGCAAAAATTCAAAAATTTGATATTTTGTTTTATCTTACAGGGCTAGTAGGTCTAGCATCGTTCTGTTTTATGATTTATGCAATCGTGTACCTTACAATACCAACAGATAATAAAGAAGTATGGATCCATCTTATCGGTATCACTGAAGGTATTGTAATCTCAATATTCGGTTATTATTTTGGTAGTTCAATTAAAAGAAATTCAAATTAAATCAAATGGAAAAGAATTATGTTTTACAAGAAGAGCTTGATAAAATTCAAGCAATGAATGGAGAATTTGCTAAAGCAAAGATGGCATTAGGAGAACTAGAATTAAACAAGCAAGGAATCTTAGGTCAGATTAACGCTATGCGTCAGGAGTTCTCTGAATATGAAAGGATGTTAATTTCAAAATATGGCCAAGACTCTGTGATAAATTTACAAACAGGGGAGGTCACCAAAAAAACATAAATAATGGCAAAGATAAGTACATACGCTACTACAGCACCGGCTCTTGGTGATATGCTCATTGGCACCGATGTCAATGACATGAACAGTACTAAGAATTTTACTATAGGAAGTTTGTTATCCCTCCCTGGATCAACAGCATATGTACCTTATACTGGTGCCTTATATAATGTTAATTTAGGAGGCAATGACATTACAGCATTAGGATTTATAGTTCCTGGTGGACTAGGTACTGATTTCTTAAAAGCGGATGGGTCACTCGATAACACTGCTTATTTGCCTGTGTCTACTGCCGCAGCAACTTATGTTCCATATACTGGAGCAACATCAAATGTTGACTTGGGATTACTTAAACTCACGTCTAATAGTTTAGAGGTAACTACAGATGATGTTATAATGCAAGGCATCCAATGTTTCTCTGGTGATTTCTTCCAAATTGGTAGTAATGGATGGTTAGCCTCAGGGTTCTTAGTTGACTTTGTTAATAATAATTATTATTTAGGTGATTACCAAATTAACAATAATGGAACATTTATCCATGTTGATGATACTAATGAGCAGATTGTAATAAGTGGAGCAATAAAAACAAATGGGTCTGTAGGCGCTCCAGGAAACATCCTTGTTAGCCAAGGCGCTGCGACTCCTCCAACTTGGGCAGTACCAGCTTACTTGGTTCCTATTTATGGGTCGTTTTATGATACAACAATTCAGGGGACTGTTGGTACCACGCAAGAACTAATGCAGTTTAACTCAACCGACTTGTCTTATGGAGTGTCAATTGTAAATGATGCTTTTGGAGATCCTAATGAAATAACATTTGCTCATACAGGAATCTATAACATACAGTTCTCTGCACAGCTTAAAAAGACAGGTGGTGCAGGAGCTACTATTTTCTACATATATCTAATAAAAGATGGAATTGCTGTTCCAAACTCAGCCACAGCAGTAACGCTTGAGAATAATGGGGACTTATTGGTTGCTGCATGGAATTGGTATATTGACATTCCAAGCACTCCATCTTACTGCCAAATAGGTTGGTACACAAATAATGCTAATGGAGAATTACATTATGACGCATCACCTGTGGTTGGTATACCAGCTATCCCATCAATAATATTGACAGTTAATAAAATAGCATAATGGATGTAAGGAAGATATCGATAGGTGCTGATTATAAGAACGCAATGCATTATGTTGTCGGGCAGAAAGTCTTAGGCGACACGAATGAGATTCATCTTATAAGAAGAGACCAATCGGGATCTATCCGCATCTACATAGTAAATAAGAAGCAGGAAATAGTCTTGTGGAAAGAGTTTAATGATACAATTCCAATTTCAATCGAATTTAATATAGATTTTTAATGAAATCACCGACTCAGTTTATAGTAAAGCCTGTAAATGGGAGTCGATATAACAACACAAAAAGTATAGCTGGTGTTGAGTTCATTGTAAATACCTCTGAAGAGGAATCAAAGTTCTCAAATCGTTATGCTGAGGTTATAGAGACACCTATAGATTACAGCGGTCCAATAAGACCAGGTGACACCTTAATCGTCCACCACAATGTCTTTAAGTTTTACAATGACATAAAGGGAAGACGCAAAAGCGGTAAGAGCTTTTTTAAGGAGGATCTGTTCTTTATTGATGATGAACAGTTTTTTTTATATAAAAGTAATGGCAAGTGGCAAGCATATGATAGGTATTGTTTCGTAAAGCCTATCCCTGCTGAGAAGAGTTATATAGTAAAGCCGTTCACACTTGAGCCTTTAATGGGTACAATGAAGTACCCTAACGAATATTTAAAAAGTAAAGGTGTCAACGAAGGAGATACCGTGTGCTTTGCCCCTAACGGTGAGTACGAATTTGAAATTGATGGTGAAAAGCTATATAGGATGTATGACCATTTTGTGACAATGAAACTAAATCCAGTATGAGCAACAGAGAGCTAAAGCTTAAAATAATAAACTCTGGATACAAAGCCATAGAGGAATTGATAAAGGTTGCAGAGGAGAGTATCGTCACCCACGAAGAGGGCGATATATCAGCAGATAAGTTAAAGAATGCAGCAGCATCCAAGAAGTTGGCAATATTTGACGCATTTGAAATACTTAGCAGAATAGAATCCGAGAAAGAATCTCTTGATTATATAGAGAGAGGTATTAGTAAAGTAGACTCAAAACAAGGCTTTGCAGAAAGACGATCAAAATAGACTTTATTATGTCGTGAAGGATTTAATTCCTTTAAATGCGATTACTAATAAAAATAGGGTTCGCTCTTGGCTGTACGGTTACAATGAGCAGTACGACATTGTTGTTATCTCAAAGAATGGTCAGATAGGTGAGGTTATAAACATCTCAGGGGTAAACATAGCCCTTCCTCCTGCACCAGAGAATTGCCACAAAAGGAGCGACTCAAAAGCAGAGCAGTATTGGGAGCGTGTTCCAGTGCCTAAAGAACTCGATAAGATAAACTCAATCTTCCAATGGAATGAAAAGCCAAACGAGTTCAAAAATAAATGGGTTGACTATATAGAGAATGAGTTCGATTATCGTGAGCAAGGTTATTGGTTCATGAATAATGGGAATCCTTGCTATATCACAGGGTCTCATTATATGTACCTACAATGGTCAAGCATAGACGTTGGCTATCCTGACTTCCGAGAAGCGAATAGAATCTTCTTTTTATTCTGGGAAGCTTGCAAGGCAGACCCAAGATGTTTTGGAATGATATACCTCAAGATAAGACGCTCAGGTTTCTCTTTCATGTCATCCTCAGAGTGCGTAAATCTCGCAACATTAGCAAAGGACGCTCGCTTGGGTATCTTATCAAAGACAGGTGCTGATGCCAAGAAGATGTTTACCGATAAGGTGGTCCCAATCAACAACAAGCTACCATTCTTCTTCAAGCCAATAATGGATGGTATGGACAAGCCAAAGGTAGAGTTGGCGTTCCGCGTACCGGCATCGAAGATTACCAAGAAGAATATGCACGAGATCAACAACAATGACATAGTCGGATTGGATACTACTATTGACTGGAAGAATACTGAGGAGAACTCTTATGACGGTGAGAAGCTATTATTCTTAGCGCATGATGAATCTGGTAAGTGGGTCAAGCCAAACAATATTCTTAATAACTGGCGTGTAACAAAAACTTGTTTACGTTTGGGTAGCAAGATTATAGGCAAGTGCATGATGGGGTCTACCTCAAATGCCTTGAACAAGGGTGGTGATAACTTCAAGTCCTTGTACTATGACTCAAATGTAGAGAACAGAAATGCCAATGGTCAGACAAAGAGTGGGCTATACTCATTGTTCATCCCGATGGAGTGGAACATGGAGGGCTTTATTGACAAGTACGGTATGCCTGTATTCAGAAAGCCTGAGAAACCAATAGAGGGAGTAGATGGTGGCAAGATATCAAATGGAGCGATTGACTACTGGGAGAATGAGGCAGCGTCACTAAAGAACGATGCCGATGCACTGAACGAGTTCTATCGTCAGTTTCCAAGGTCAGAGTCCCATGCATTTAGAGATGAGAGTAAGCAGGCGATATTTAACCTGACTAAAATATATCAGCAAATTGATTACAATGACTCGTTAATCAAGGAGCAGTATTTGACAAGAGGGTCATTCTCATGGAAAGACGGAATTAAAGACACAAAGGTTGTATGGACTCCAAATAAACATGGAAGATTCTTAATTAGTTGGTTCCCTCCTGCGCATTATGCAAACAATGTGCATACAAGGAATGGAATGAAGTATCCAGGGAATGAGCATTTAGGGTCGTTTGGATGTGACCCATATGACATCTCAGCAGTTGTTGGAGGAAGAGGGTCAAGTGGATCGCTGCATGGGATGACAAAATTCCATATGGATGATGCTCCAGTGAATGAGTTCTTTTTGGAATATATAGCAAGACCACAAACAGCAGAGATATTTTTTGAAGAGATACTTATGGCTTGCGTTTACTACGGAATGCCAATACTTATAGAGAATAATAAACCAAGGTTATTGTACCATTTTAAAAACAGAGGATACAGAGGATTTTGTATGAACAGACCAGACAAGCAGTTGAACAAGTTGACAAAGACAGAGCGAGAGCTAGGTGGTATACCTAACTCATCTGAGGATGTCAAGCAGTCTCATGCTTCTGCAATCGAGTCGTACATCGAGAAGTTTATAGGGTTTGATTATACCGGTGCATATAGAGAACCTGATGTAATTGGCAATATGCCATTTACAAGAACACTTGAAGATTGGGCAAAGTTTGATATAAATGACAGGACTAAATTCGACGCTGCAATCAGCTCAGGATTAGCAATTATGGCAAATCAGAAACACCTTTATATGCCAGAGAAGAAAGAATCAAAAATAATTATTAACTTTGCTAGATATACAAACGATGGGTTAACAAGTCAAATAATGAAATGAAAGATATAATCATAGACATACAGTACTCGGACTTCCCTAAACAATGGGCAACTGACGCAGAAAAGGCATCAGAAAGCTATGGGCTGCAAGTTGGACAAGCAATTCAATATGAGTGGTTTAGAAAGGATGGGTCGTCTTGTAGATACTATAGCAGATGGAACGAGTTCCATAAGCTTAGGCTCTATGCTAGAGGTGAGCAGTCAGTAGCAAAGTATAAGAATGAGCTAGCGATTGATGGCGACTTGTCTTATTTGAATATCGACTGGACTCCTGTTCCTGTTATACCAAAGTTTGTTGACATCGTAGTGAATGGAATGGCTGACAGGTTATTCAAGCCAAAGGCGTATGCTCAAGATGCTATGTCATTAGCGAAGCGCAATAAGTACCAAGACATGATAGAGACTCAGATGATTGGCAAGCCAATATTTGAGACGATTCAAAAGTTCACAGGTGCTAATCCATTTGTTACAGACCCGAACACGCTACCTGAGAATGACGAGGAGCTGTCATTGTATATGCAAATAAATTACAAACCTGCAATTGAGATAGCAGAGGAGGTAGCAATAAACACAATATTTGACGAGAACCACTACTACGACACAAGAAAGCGCTTAGACTATGACATGACTGTACTTGGTATAGCAGTAGCAAAGCACGAGTTCTTACTAGGAGAAGGCGTAAGGGTTTCTTACGTAGACCCAGCTAATGTGGTCTATAGCTATACTGAGGACCCATTCTTTGAGGACTGCTTCTATTGGGGTGAGATTAAAACTGTGCCTCTTACGGAGCTATATAAAATCAATCCAAAACTAACGAAAGATGACCTACAAAAAATCTCACAATACAGTCAATCTTGGTACGATTACTACAATGTTGCAAGATTCTATGAGAATAGCTTGTTTAGTAGGGACACTTGCACTCTGCTATATTTTAACTATAAGACAACCAAAAAAGTAGTCTATAAGAGAAAGACGACAGAAACTGGTTCTGTCAAGATGATACCAAAAGACGATACATTTAATCCTCCGGTAGAGATGATGGAGGAGGGCAACTTCGAGAAGGTTGATAAGACTATTGACGTATGGTATGAGGGGGTGATGGTAATGGGTACCAATTACTTGATTAAATGGGAGATGGCTGAGAATATGGTCAGACCAAAATCATCAACACAACACGCAATGCCAATGTATGTGGCGTGCGCTCCAAGGATGTATAAGGGTGTTATTGAGTCATTGGTTAGAAGAATGATACCATTCGCTGACTTGATTCAAATCACCCACCTAAAGCTACAGCAAGTCATCAACAGAGTTGTCCCTGATGGTGTGTTCATTGACGCTGACGGCCTCAATGAGGTTGACCTAGGTACAGGTGCCGCATATAATCCTGAGGATGCACTAAGGCTATACTTCCAAACAGGTAGTGTTATCGGTAGGAGCTTCACTCAAGATGGTGACTTCAATAATGCTAGGGTGCCGATCACTCAGCTTACATCAAACTCAGGAGCAGCAAAGACGCAAATGCTCATTGCCAACTACCAGCATTATATGGACATGATTAGGACCGTAACAGGTCTTAATGAGGCGAGAGATGGCTCAACACCTGACCCGAACTCTTTGGTTGGGCTACAGAAGATGGCAGCACTCAACTCAAATACAGCAACAAGACATATCCTTGAGAGCGGCTTATTTATTTATAGAAGACTAGCCGAGGCAATCACATATAGGGTGTCTGACATATTAGAGTATGCAGACTTCAAAGAGGACTTTGCCATGAGGATTGGCAGGTATAATACCTCTATCCTAAATGATATCAAGGACTTGTACCTATATGACTTTGGTATATTTATTGAGGTCACTCCTGACGAAGAGCAGAAAGCACAACTTGAGGCCAATATACAGGTGGCATTATCGAAAGGGGACATCAACCTTGAGGATGCTATTGACATCAGAGAGCTTAAAAATCTCAAGTTAGCCAATCAATTGTTAAAGCTCAAGAGAGTTAAGAATGCTGAGAGAATGGAGCAGATGATGATGCAAAAGCAGGCGATGCAGTCACAGCAACAGTTGCAATCTCAACAGATGGCAGCCGAGATGGCAGTACAGAAGATACAACTTGAGGCCCAATCAAAGACAATGGTTATCCAAGCAGAGATAGAGGGGCAAATGAAGAAGATGGAGTTCGAAGCAGGCATTAAGTCTAAGCTGATGGCAGAGGAGTTCCAATACAATCTAAAGATGCACGAGATGCAATCAAGTTTACTGACAAGCAGGGAGACTAAAAGAGAGGAGGAGAAAAATAAGCGTATAGGGATTCAGAATACTCAGCAGTCAAAACTCATCAATCAGAGGAAGAACAATCTTCCTCCACTTGACTTCGAAAGCAATGAAGATAGCTTAGATGGCTTTGATTTAGCAGAATTTAATCCAAGATAATACTACTTAATAAAATTTTTTATAAATTTGCAAATAATTAAAATAAAATCAAATGGAATTTAAAGCAGTAAGAGTATTAGACTCAACAGAACCCAAGAGTGTACAAGAGGTAGAAAAGGAACTTCTTGAGAAACATGAGCAATCATTATCGCAAGATATACCGCAAGAAGAATTTATTGCACCACAGCAGGAGATTGAGTTAAGAGAAGAAGACGTTCTTTCATATATAGGTAAAAGATACAATAAGCAGATTAGCTCATTCGATGAATTGATGGCTGAGCGCAACTCAGAGGAGATGCCAGAGGATGTGGCTGCTTATATGAAATATAGAAAAGATACAGGAAGAGGATTTGAAGACTTTCTCAAGTTGAAGAAAGATTTCGATTCTGTTCCGGAAGAACAGCTGCTTAAAGAGTATTTGTTATCTACACAAGAGGGTCTTGACGAAGATGACGTTGAGATGATGTTGGATGAGTACAGGTATGACGAGGACCTTGATGACGAGTCTTATATTAAGAAGACGAAGATATCAAGAAAGAAAGCTGTTAATGAGGCAAAGAAGTTTTTCAATTCTCAGAAAGAGATGTATAAGATGCCCCTTGAGTCAAGTACGGCAGGTATGTCTCAGGAAGAGAAAGAGGAGTTCAATGCTTATCGTCAATATATGCAACAGGCTAAGACGATCGAGGAGGAGAATAATCGTAAGCGTCAATGGTTTGAACAAAAAACCAATGAGGTATTTGATGGTAATTTCAAAGGTTTTGAATTTAGTGTCAATAACAAAAAGCTTAATTTTAATCCTGGTGATGCTAATGAGCTTAAAAAGTTACACTCAAATCCATCAAGCTTTATCGGTAAGTTTATCGATGATAGCGGCTTGATTAAAGATGCAGGTGGCTACCATAAAGCTTTGGCTGTTGCAATGAACCCTGAGAGGTTTGCCAAGTTCTTCTATGAGCAAGGTATGACTGATGCAGCAGATGACTTTATGCGTAAGACAAAAAATATCAATATGTCTGAGCGTAGAGCAAATGAGACAACGAGGGTGAATGATGGGTTTCAGGTTAAAGCGGTTAATCCTGACCATGGAAAAAGCTTAAAAATCCGCAGCATAAAAAAATTGTAGACAAATTAAAAATTTAAAAAATGCCAGGTTCAGTATTACCAAGTCCTACGTTTGCGTTGCAACCAGCAGCGGAACAAGTGGCCTTACAGACAAACTATATTACCAACTTCAACTTCTTGAATCAGTATCTTCCTGATACTTATGAGAAGGAATTTGAGCGTTATGGTAATCGTACAATTGCATCATTCTTGCGCCTTGTAGGTGCTGAGATGCCTTCAAACTCTGACCAAATCAAATGGGCTGAGCAAGGTCGTTTGCATATCAAATATGTAAACTGCGCTGCTTCTGCTGTTGCTGGTGGTGTTGGTACATTTACAATTTCTGATGCAGGTGCAACAACGGCTGCAATCCGTGTAGGTCAAACTTTGTTTATTCAAGTTAATACTACAGGTGTTACAAATAAAGCTATCGTAACAAGTGTTGTTGGATTGGCTGTAACTGTAGCATTCTATGAGACTGTTGTAAACATAGTGAATACTAACGTTTGTACAATTTTTATCTATGGTTCTGAGTTCAAGAAAGGAACTACTGGCATGGTAGGTTCTCTTGAATCCGAAGACTCAATCTTCTCTAACAACCCAATCATCCTAAAAGACCGTTACGCTGTAAATGGGTCTGACATGGCTCAGATTGGATGGGTTGAAGTAACAACTGAGAATGGTGCGACCGGGTACCTTTGGTACCTAAAATCAGAGCATGAGACTCGTCTTCGCTTTGAGGACTACCTTGAAACAGCTATGATTGAAGCCGTTCCTGCTGTGGCTGGTTCTGGTGCTGCTACTGCTGGATATATTGGGTCTGAAGGTATCTTCTATGCAGTAAACAACCGTGGTAACGTATGGGCTGGTGGTACGCCAACATCTCTTGCTGACTGGGATACAATCGTACAACGCCTTGACAAGCAAGGAGCTATCGAAGAGAATGTTGTATTCTGTAATCGTCAATTGAGCTTTGACATCGATGGTATGCTTGCAGGTCTTAACGGTGCTAGCTCTGCTGCTGCAACTACTCCTTCTTATGGTGCTTCTTACGGTTTATTTGACAATGACGTAACTATGGCTTTGAATCTGGGGTTCTCTGGCTTCAGACGTGGTTATGACTTCTACAAATCAGATTGGAAGTACTTGAATGATCCAACTATGCGTGGCGGTCTTTCTGCTGCCGCTGCTACAGCTACAGGTACTGTAACAGGTCTTTTGGTTCCTGCCGGTTCAACTTCTGTTTACGACCAGATTATGGGCAAAAACGCTAAGCGTCCATTCCTTCACGTTCGCTACCGTGCAACTGAGGCTGAAGATCGCAGATACAAGACTTGGATTACAGGTTCTGCCGGTGGTGCTTACACTAGCGACCTTGATGCAATGGAAGTAAACTTCCTTTCTGAGCGTTGTGTTTGTACACTTGGTGCTAATAACTTCGTTCTGTTTAGATATGGTTAATAAGGTGAATACTGGGGAGTGTCTTATGGCACTCTCCTTTTTTTTAAAATTAAATTAAATTAAATATATGTCTGAGTTAAAAAAAATGGTACCTACAGATAAGGTATATAAGCTAAGAGGCAATGCTACACCGCTTTCATACACACTAGCATCAAGAAACCATCCAAGGTTTCCTTTGATGTGGTATGATGAAAAGAATAATATAAATAGAGCGCTTAGATATGCATCAAATCAAAAGTCACCATTCGAGGATGAGCAAGATGGAAATGCTATTTTAGAGCCTATTATCTTTGAAGATGGATTCCTGAGTGTTCCAAAAACAAATCCTGTTTTGCAATCATTCTTGCATTATCACCCATTAAATGGAAGAGCATTTGAAGAGGTAGACAAGGAGAGAGAAGCATTTGAAGAAGTTGAAGACTTAAACATTGAAGTTGATGCTTTGATTGCTGCTAGAAATTTAAGTATAGAGAAGCTTGAGATTATGACAAGGGTATTATTTGGTAAAGACCCATCAGTTATATCAACAGCAGAATTAAAAAGAGATATGCTTATTTTTGCCAAGATGAATCCAAAAGAGTTTATGCAAACCATAAATGACCCTGAGTTAAACTACCAAGGCAAGATTATGCTATTCTTCGAAAAGAAACTATTGGCTCTCCGTAATAATGACAGAGAGATTTGGTTTAGTACACCATCCAATAAAAAGAAAATGTGTTCAATACCATTCGGTGCTGACCCATATGATTTTGCTGGACAGTTCTTACAAAGTGACGAAGGCCTTGATGCGCTAAAGATGTTAGAGACATACTTATCGTAGTCAAGTGAAAATATTTTAGAGTTATAGTAAGAGAGGGTGTGAATATATGCCCTCTTTTTTTTATATTTGTAAAAAAAATAGAGAATGATCAACTCAGTAAGAAATACAGTGCAGTCTGTTCTAAACAAGAACAACTATGGGTACATCTCACCGGCTGACTTCAACCTGTATGCACTGCAAGCTCAGATGGAGATATTTGAGGAGTACTTTGCCGCATACAACAAGGTTATAAATATGGAGAATGGTCGCATGGCAGGTACTGACTATGCAGACTTAGAGCAACCTATAGCAGAGCTGCTAGAGACATTTATTACTACTAAGTTCCTTGTACCAAGCCCTGCGGCATCAGGGTACATCGGGAATAATTTCTTCGCTCCATCGCTAACAACAACAGGGTCTGACTACTACTTAATAAATAGAGTTAACTGCTACACCACTGTGTTGGCATCAGGAGCCAATACAAACACTGTACCGTCATACCAATTGATTGATGCCGGTGCGAGCTTTGTTACGGCAGGCGTATCTGTTGGTGACGTAGTTGTCAACACCACGCTCTATGAGGGGGCATTTGTAACAGGTGTATCGGCTACAGCTCTTGACATAACAGATAATATCTTTACAGCTATAGGCCAAGACTATAAGGTATACAAGGCATCAGCAATCAGCGAGGCTGAGAAGGTGACAATGGGTAAAATACTTATGCTAAACCAATCCCTGCTCACTACTCCATCTGCTCAGTATCCTGCTTATACATTGTCTAATAGCAATGTTCTTACTGTGTATCCAGTTAGCGTGTCAGGGTATGGTGCTGTGCAGGCGGTCTATTTCAGATATCCTAAGCCACCAAAATGGACATATATCTCACTTGCTAGTGGTGAGCCTGTATTTGACCAAACGCAGCCTGACTACCAGGACTTTGACCTACCGCTTGAGGATGAGTATAAGCTTGCAATGAAAATATTACAGTACTGTGGTATTAGCATTAGAGAGACTGAGGTGGCGCAATTTGCTATGTCTCAAGAGCAACAACAATCAGCAAATTCATAAAAGATGGCATATATATCAAATTTTCAGTACTACACCAATAATGGCAACAATCCAACGGATGCCAATTGGGGGTCGTATCAGTATGTTAGCCTATTTGACATCGTCAACAACTTTCAGTTGATGTACACCGGCAATCACTCATTGGTCAATAATGAGGAGCGGTATAAGATATTGTTCCACGCAAAGAGAGCTATCCAGGAGTTGAACTACGATGCGTTCAAGGAGATTAAAGCCCTTGAGCTTAGCGTCTGCGATCAGCTACGCTACGTGCTGCCGCATGACTTTGTCAACTGGGTGCGCATCTCGCTTTACGTGAACGGAACGCTGTTGCCTCTTTCTGAGAATATTCAAACACTATCATCAAAAGCATATTTGCAGGACCACAACTGCAATATTTTGTTTGACCAAAATGGTAACATATTGGAGCCGCAATATTCCAACATTGACTACGATAGAATCAAAGGAACCAAGAAGAGTATCTACCTCAATTATGGCCATCAGTTTCACGGACATGAGGGATATTGCTGTGATGGTAATTGGTATTTTGAGCATAGCATAGGCGCTAGATTTGGTCTCAATACAGAGACAGCTAATCGCAATCCTACGTTTAATATTGACAAGAAAGCAGGGGTAATAAACTTTGACAGCGCAATCTTAGGTTATAACCACTACAATAACAATAACGACCCAAATCACCCTCACAATCTCTCTGCAACAGTTATCCTTGAGTATGTGTCTGATGGCATGGAGAACGGTGACAACTCAGCTATATCGGTAAATAAACTATTTGAGCAGTATGTGTATGCCTATATCAGATATGAGATACTAAATGCTAAACTTGGTGTACAGGAGTACATTGTGGCTAGAGCGAGAAAGGAGAAGCAGGCGCTTTTGAGAAATGCAAAAATAAGAATTAGCAACATTCATCCAGGGAGGCTCTTAATGAATATGAGAGGAATGGATAAGATAATCAAATAACAATGGCGAATTTTACAAGGAACTTTATTGCCGGTAAAATGAATAAGACATTCGATGAGCGAGTAGTCCCTGATGGGGAGTACATTGACGCTATGAATGTCAGGATGGGATCGACAGAGAAGTCGGAGGCAGGAGTTATTGAGAATACGAATGGTAACTTGCCATTGACTGCGTTAGCTTATAATGGTACTCAATTGAGTACTGATGCAAGATGCATAGGTGCTATCAATGACAGCGCAAGAGAGACCTTGTATTGGTTTGTTCACGACCCTAATTTCCAAGGCAGTAAAACAACAAATAAGATCGACCTTGTTGTTTCTTTTAATATGGTGTCTCAGGCATTGACATATCATATTGTTAGTGTAAATGATGGCGGAGGGGTAAATACTACATTGAATTTTAATCCTTACTATTTGATTACAGGAGTTGACATTGTTGAGGATTTATTATTTTGGACTGACGACTATAATCAGCCTAGATTTATAAATATCAATAGAGGATACGCCAATCCTGATGGCTCAGGCATTGACTATAATGGGCAGCCTGATCTGCTCAGAGAGACAATCCTTGTTATTAAGAAGCCACCTACCGAAGCGCCAACGATAGCTCTTTTAAATACTGTAGGAGAGGAGAATTATTTAGAGGACAGATTTATTTGTTTTGCTTATAGATATAGATATGCAGACGGACAATACAGCGCTACGTCACAATGGTCTGAGCCTTCTTTTTTGCCAAAACCTTTTTCGTTTAGTCCAAGTAGTTTTTTAAATGAAGGAATGATAAATGATTATAATGGAGTTAATTTCTATTATAACACAGGAGGTCCTTTAGTAGTTGGTATCGATTTGCTTTTTAAGCAAGCAACAGGTAACGTAATAAATATAATTGAAAAGGTTGATAAAAGCATTATGGGCCTTTCAGATAATACTATTGTTACTTATTTTTTTAATAATAGCAAGATTTATACCATACTTCCAGAGTCTGAACTACTTAGATTATATGACAATGTCCCAAGACTCGCTAAGGCTCAAACAATTATGGGTAATAGGTTAATGTATGGGAATTATGTGGATGGATATGATTTAGTTGATAGTAATGGATTTCCTACTTTGCTAGAGTATACTACAAGTTTAATTAGTGAAGAAATAAATAATTCTATAATTCCTAGTACTTTAGATACAACAACATACACTTGGGATGTTCCTTACACGGTCGTTAATTCTTCATTGATTGTTGATTTCTCAGGAGTTGATTTAATCGAAGGCGTATTGATTACTTTTACAGTTTCGATTTTTCACGATTCATTTACAGGGTCTACTCCGTATCCTACACAAACAACAGGAACTACACAAGTAGATTTTTCAATATACCTGCAAAATACATACTCCTCAGTTTATGCCTTTGCAACAAGTACTGAGTTTTTAGAAGCAATAGGAACTTCATTGCCTAGTGGCAACATTCAATTAGTTTACAATCCAAGTGGTAACGATTCATGTGATGGGATTACGTTTACTGATGCATATAATTGCTATCTCCCTTACTCATTAGATGCGCTTGTAAAGGTAGATACAGGAATAAGTACAGGCGGTCAATCTATACAAATAATAGCAACTCCATCTTCAAACCAAGTACAATTTTTATTTTTAGCCGCAAAATACGTTGACAACCCAACAACTCCAACTAAAACGGTATATGAATACTATAAAATTGTAAACCATGTTGTTCAGTATTTAGGAATAGGAGTTCCAAAAAGCTTGCATAGTAATAGAGGGTATGAGATAGGAATGGTTTATATGGATGAATTTGCAAGATCTACCCCTGCAAACGTAAGCCCTTTAAATAATGTTTTTGTTCCTTGTTCTTATTCAAAGAATAAAAACTCAATTACAGTAACAATACCCCCTGCTCAAGTAGCTCCTTTTTGGGCAACTCGTTATAAGTTCGTATGTAAAGCTGACCAACACATATATGAAACTATTTATTCTAATATTTATTTTGAGGATCCAGATAGTAACGATGTTTATTTTTTACTAGAGGGTGAAAACGCAAGAAAAGTAGAAGAAGGAGATAGGCTTATTGTAAAAGCAGATTCTGCTGGACCAAAAGATAATTGTACATATATAACTGTTTTAAATAAAGAAGCTCAGCAATCAGGTTTTATTAGCCCATTGAATAATGTAGTACCTCCATCAGGAGTTTACATGAAAATAGTTTCTAGTGAGATATCTGTGGATCCAAGCGCTTCTGCAAATGTAAGCAGGTTTAGTAGAAGATATACAGCAGATGGCACTGTAACGTTAGATATAACAATGAATGTTACTGGAACGGACCCATTAAATCCAACATGGACTTATATCGATTATCCTGTTCCTACCGGAAGTAGAATAAAATTAAAAGTAGATAATCATGTAAACGGCAATACTGTATGTGAAGAAAGAAGATATAATTTAGATAAGGAATATATAGTTGAAAATGACTATGCTAATATATATGATTGGTTTATAGGAGATGGAATAGCTTCAACACTAACAGGGACAGTTACACCAAGCGCAGTTTCTGCAACATTTTTATCAGGACTAGGCCCTATTCCTACTCCCCCATTTTCAGGGTACGATGAGGTATATGATGTAGTTTATAAATTTGATAGAAATCTAACAACAAATAAACTTACATTAAGGATAAGGTCATTTAGAGCGTGTAATACTTGGTTCCCTGGTCCTAATACAAGGACAATAATATCGTGTGATTTTGATTTTGTTTCAGGCGGTAATAATATTTTTATATTTGAAACTCAGCCAATTGACACACTACCTGATGTATTCTTCGAGAATAACCTATCGTTCCCGATTGATGCAAATGGCAATCACCTGTCAAATGGTGCATTTGGAGACCAATCGCAAGACATAGCAACAAGTACCCCTGCAATAATTCAAACAGGGTTCTTTAACTGCTTCGCTTTTGGCAATGGTGCCGAGAGCTACAAGATAAGGGACTCAATCATTGGTAGAGACTTTAACCTTGGCAATAGGGTGACAACAGTAGCCGCTCAGGACTATAAAGAGTCAAGGCGCTTTGCTGACATCACCTATAGTGGTGTGTATAATCCTGAGACCAATGTCAATAAGCTCAATGAGTTCAATGGGGCATTGCTCAATTATAAGAACCTTGAGCTGTCATTTGGCACCATATACATCCTTGATGGTAGAGAGACTGACGTGCTAGTCCTACAAGAGGACAAGGTGTCATACGTTCTTGCAGGTAAGAATCTATTATCTGATGCTGCTGCCGGTGGTGCTATCACCTCAATCCCTGAGGTATTGGGTACGCAGATAGCGAGAGTCGAGAACTATGGCATAAGCTTCAATCCTGAGAGCTACTCTAAGTGGGGTTATGACAAGTTCTTTACTGATGCCAAAAGAGGCGCAGTGATACAGCTTAAAGGAAACTCATACTCTAATGAGCAGCTCGCAGTCATCTCTGATATGAATATGAGGACATGGTTTAGAGATGAGTTTATCGCAAGGTTCAATACACAAAAGCTCGGAGCATTTGACCCATACATGAACGAGTATGTGCTGACGCTTAACGACAGGGAGATACCAATGGAGGAGGAATGCATCAAGTGTGGTGTTACTAGAACTTTCACGTTTGCTCAAGGCAAGATAACATCTGAGATAAATTTCTGCGTAGACTTTGCTACTAAAATTGGTCCTGTAAATGTGGATTGGATTGTGCAGACTATTGACGGTGATGCTGACTTTGTTATTGATGTAGAATATGATGGCAATACTTATACGTCAGGATTGCAAACTTCATCAGGATATTTTGACTTTTTTAAGGCTACTCAATTGCCATCTACAGGGAACGTTACCATTACAGCTACAGGCAATATTGTGCTTAGTGTAACTGTTGGATGTCCAGTGCCAATACCAATGACACTTGTAGAGGTGGTACTCACAGATGATTGCGATGCAGGATTGGCTACATTGAAGCAGTTTAATTATGTCAATGGGCCATTTACCTCACCAACACAGTCCAACTTCTTTATCTTCACGTCAGGGACAAATAACCCATTGGTGTCATACTACCTTACAACGAGTGGCTTTGAGGGGCAGGGTAGCTTACCACCGGAGGGAGCGCTAATGACATTGCAGATAAATGAGACACCACCATATGTGTCGTATGTATTTGAGCCAGGACAGAATAAGTTCAGATATCTAAGGTCAAACGTACTATATGGAAACAATGATGGGGATATGCAGACATTGCTATCGTTAGATAGTACAGCTACGCCTATTGTCAATCCATCACCAGGTATCTATAATGCTACATTTACAGTACCTCCAACGGTTGATGGGCTGTATCTGTACGCTATATGGGACTTGCGCTCATCTATTGGTGTACAACTTTGTTATGACCCTGAGTCGTTAGAGGCTGTGTGCTGCGAATGTCTGCCATGTACAGAGCTATGCAACTCTTATGTATTCTCAAATCCAAAACAGGCAACTGAGAATGCAATTATAGAGTTTCCTCTTGGCTTATGTGGATCGCCTGAGACACACACAGAGACCCTAGCGCCTAACGCGTCAATAATTTTGTGCATACCAAATGACAAAGACAATTATATTATTCTACAAGGAAGTCCAATCATTTACATG